GATGACATTAGCAGTATTTTGATAAAAAAATTAGCACCCGACATTAGCAGGTGCTAAAAAATTGATTTTTTTATTGGTAAATTCTTTGTTATTTCAAAGCCTTACCTTGATTCTGGCTGCCCTCGCTGCACAATCTTCGAACTGCAAACGCTGCGCAATTTGCGCGAACATCGCGCCGAAGTTTTGGCCATTAAAGAGGTTCTGGCTTATGTTCGGGAAAAACTGGCCGCATAGCTTTTTCTTCCGAAAAGCATTTTCGTTCTTTAAACTCCGACTTCTTCCCTTTGTTGAACTCCGACACGGGGCGACAATACCCCATGACGCGCGTCCATATTTCACACTTCTGCCGTTCGCCTTCCTTTAACTCAACTTCATTTTCCGACATTTTGCGCCTGCCTTTCGTCAAGTTTTATCATACATTCCACGGCGTCGCCGTAGGTTACAACATGACGGCGGCAGTTTTCGCGTGGTAATACCGGACTATTTGCCGCGCACCCTGTCAATAATATTATGTTCAATAGAAGAATTATAACAATCACAAGGACTTTTAACAGTTTTGACAATAGTTCTAATTTCCCCGATCGCGCAGTTAGCCCGTTCGCTGGCTTTGATATAGCTTTCCATTTCATTTTTACAACCTTTCAAATTTTGTTGAAGTTCGTTTTTTTCGGCCTGCAAGTGGTCAATCTTTGCGCCCCTATATCCAGCCAAAAAATAAAAAAAGCCGCACAGAGCGGCCATAATAACAAAGATAATCAACTTTATTTTTCCAAACATCAGTCAATCCCCTTAAAAAACAAGTGATGTCCAACTTTGGCGCAAGGTTCTTTGTCTTTTGCCCAAGCCGGTTTTTTGCAAACATTCGGGTTGTAGTAGTGCGTCGCGCCGTTTGTTATATCCTTTGTCTTGGCCTTCTCAATAATATGAAAGTATTTTGAATAGGTCGGATAAGTCAAAGACGCCAACACTTGCGCGTTAGGATCGTTCTTGTTCCAACAAGAAAACTGCCAAGGTTTCAAACAGGTTTCTGCTATGTTCCGGCCGGCAAACCATTTATTCGACTTTTGCCGGTTAAAAATACAGCAGGCGACGGCAATCTGTCCTTGTTCGCCTTCGCCGCGCGCTTCTCCGAAAATTGTTTTTGCCAATATTTCAAGATCATATTCCGTCATAATCAGCCCCCAATATGGACGATGTTTGCCAATTCTGAAATAGAACCGCCGCCGACAATGATCGTAAAGATAATAAACCAAAACCAAAACCATTTATTTTTTATGAGATCCGAAAACAAAATCGCCGTGTTGCGCTGTTGTTTTACGTAGTCTTCAACAAGTTTTGACAGCTGTTCGACACTGATTTGCAAGGTATCGACTTTCTTTTCTACCCCGTCAACCTTCTTGTCCAAATTTGTTATTCTGTCTTCCATTTTTCCAATATCCTCAACAATGGTTGAAAGCACTAACTTTTCTGACTTGGGAATATCTTTCCCGTCAACCGTTGTTACTGCTTTCCAAACTCCTTTTGCTTTCATTTATTTAGCCCCTTCCACAATTTCGTTATACTCTGCAAGGTCAATAAGTCCCCGCGTTACACAATCACAAAGCTGTTTATCGCCAATTTCGCCGACATTATAAAGGCGTGATATGCTTTCTTTAAGACTTGCGTTATTGACAATCAATAAAACAGCCGCGTCAAATTCGTTCATCTTCGGCCGTTTCTCTTGCTTTCTCAAGTTCTCTTATCTCTGCGCGGCGTTCTTCGGCGTTCGCTTCAATATCCTTGTATTTTTCGTAAATAGGAAAATCAACGTTGGGGTGAAGTTCTTTTAATTTTGCTGCAAGTTCAAACACCACTTTGCGCGCGGCGTAATCATATTGCTGCAATTCCTGTTGACAAGCGTTAATGCGGCCGTCAATTTCCGTTTTTGTTTTGTATGGCATAATTTAATTTCCTTTCGTTTAATTAAGCGGCGTATATTCCAAACAACAAGCCGAGCGTTCCGCCGCAACATTGAACTAGCCCAGCTTTCAAACGACTTTTGAAATTCCGGCAACCCAAGCCGGCCGGATTTTATAAGTCGAATTTGCTTTTTAACCTTGCGCCGCTGCCGTGTAACGTTCTTGCGGCAAGGTTTTTTAATAATCTTACCCGTGTCCGTGAAGTGAAAAATTGTTTTCAAATAAATAAAACAGTTCTTCAAACTAACGATTTTAGTTTTCTTTGGCGACAATATGATTTTTAGTCTGCCGCAAATATCTTTAATCAGATCCAACACCCTGTATAATGTCGCCTTATCTTTGGCAATCACGAAGCTGTCGTCCATATAACGGCCGAATTTAATTCCTTGTATATTTTCCGTTACGGCATGATCGATAACGTTCGGAAAAGCTATCGCGTGCATTTGACTTGTTTCAGAACCAAGTCCGAGGCCTTTTTCTCCGTAGGCGTCAACAAAGCCGTCAATCAAGCGCAGTAAACGCTTGTCTTTGAATATGCGCCGGTAAATGTCTTTAAGCACGCCGTGATCGATATTTTCAAAATACCCCTTAAAATCTATCAATAAAATATATCCGTCTTTTCCAAACCTCTTAAAATGCTGCCGCAGCTTTTTAATCAATCTGTCTTGAGAAAACTTAACGCCTTTGCCTTGCTAGCTTGCGCCGTTGTCAAATAATAGCGATCTTGTATATGCCGGATATAAAACCTTTTCGCATAGTGTCTTTTGCACAATTCTTTCATAAAAGCGCACGGCGGATATATTCCGGCGTTTGCCGCGCTCAAAAATAACAAAATGCGAAAATCCTTTGCGAACGTCTTTGCCGGCTTTCAAGTCCCGATACAGCCTTTCGGTGTTTAACAGCTGGTGTATGCTCCAATTTTGGACGCTTGCTTTCCACATCACAAGCCGTTTAGATTTGTCAGCCGCTTCAAATAAATTTGTCCGGTTGCAAACATTATTAAAATTGTCATATCTTTTTATAAACAAGTCCCGCTTAACTGCGCGGCAAGCCCTGCGCCGTTCAAATCGTTTCTGTCTTCTTGTCATAATAAAGCCTTAAAAAAATTAAACCCTGCAAGGCGATGAACAGAATTATACCTCATACAGCCCCGCCATAAAACAAGCGTCTGTTCGCGTTCTCTTGCTATGCAACTGTCGAATATCGACGGCGTTCAGCGGTCAGCGTCAGGGTTCTTATTTGTTCTTTACGAAACAGGTTTAATGTTCCTTCCTCTTAAATGCACAGTTTTCGGCCGCAAGGGCTTATTCAGTCAGGCAGATAAAATCTTTTAGGAATCAGAGCGGCGCGCGTTGCCACGTGTTGGACGTGTTGTTGCAGTTCGCATTGCCGTTGCCGTTGACATTGCACGCATTCGTGGAATTGCCGAACGGAACAGAGCAGAGCCACCAGTTCGCGCGACACGATTTATAACATTAAACCTTTTGATTATTTGACTAGCTTTGCGTTTTGGTATGCGCCTTTAAGCAAATTAACTTCGTCAAATAACAAACTCATTACATTTTCTAAATCTTTGATCTTCACGGTTTCAATCACGCGCACCATACATTGAAATTTATTTTCAAGCTGATAAGCGTTAATTGCCGCGGCCTGCAAATACTTTTTGCGGAGCTGCAATTTTTCTTCCGTGTTGGGATAAACCGAATTAGAAGCAACCACATTGTCCAAAAGTTCGCAAACCTTATTGACGGCGTCCTGAACGAGCATATACCGCCATTTTTTGGAAATATGGTTTTCATTCATTAAATATTTGATAACCGCCGTTTGTAATGCTTGCGCCGTTACAATGTATTGAGTGGCGGTTTTCTTTCTGTCTTTTGCGTAAACAGCCATTTTATAACCTTGAAATATTAGAAATATAGCGGACGGGATTTTACCCGTCCGCCGTTAAAGTGTCCGCTTCGCTTATGCGAAATGGAAGCAGAGCGGCGCGCGTAGCCACGTGTTGGACGTGCCGTTGCAGTACGCAAAGCCGGTGCCGGAGACATCGCACGCAAACGTGGAATAGCCGAACGGAACAGAGCAGAGCCACCAGTCCGCGCGGTTTGCATAAATCAGGCGGCCGGTGTTTCCGGCGTTTCTGAATATAGGCCAATGACACCAAGGACCGTATTGTTCACTATTGCCCGCACCGCTGATTTTGTATGCGTGAACAGCGCAGCCGTAGGCTTCAATTTCAGAAGGCGCAAAGATTTTCCCGCGTTCTGTCCACATCTGCGAATTGTCGTCCGTTAATGCTGCCGTTGCCGAATAACGTTTGCCCATATGCACCTGCTGATTAAGCATAAGATTTTGTAACTTGGTCGGGAATAGCTGCAAATATCCTGCGCCTGCCGCATTAAATCCGCAGTTACCGACCTTGTTTGAAGACGCGTTGTTGATACCGTTAAGCACCGCATAGAGCTTTGACGCTTTCCACGGGACTTCATTTGCGGCCGTGCCGTTGTTATTATTAACATCGTTCCAAGTAACGTTTTCGTCCGCAAGCGCGAAAAACGTAATATGGTTTTGTGTAATCTCGGTTTCGCCCGTTCCTTTATAAAGGTTAATACCGGCAACAATAAACTTTCTGTCTTTCGCCGGAATACTGTTTCCGGCAACCGTTCCGGCGTTGGTGTGAAAATAAACATAGTCAAACGGATAAATTCCTTTGAAGTTTCCGGCCTGAACGCGCGCGTGCAGCCAGTCCACAACATCGCCGTTATAAGCGGCAATTTCCGCGGCAAACTTAACGGATAAGTCTTGCCCCATATACGTTCCGTTGGCAATCGCTTGTGCAATCTTGCTTTCGGACACAATGCCTAAAAGGTTGTTATAACGCGTTTCGCCGTCCCCGACTTTAATGTCGCCGGTGTCGGTTTCCCAAAACGCTTCGCCTTGTCGCAAGATCTCATTTTTAGCCTTTGCCGTAACGCTGTCGCCTTGGCGCATACGGATTCTTTTTGTGATCGTATCTGTCATAAAATTAACCTTTCATAAATTATTGAATATATCCGCCGATAATCTCGTCATCGGTGTTGTCGCCGCACGTTCCGCCGTAAATTTCGGAATATCCGGTTAGTTCCAACGCCACCGCAAGCGCGGCTGCTGTCTGATCCGCACTTGTCGCCGCGGCCTGTTGGCTTGCCGCAGCAGCAGCGGCCGATTGTGCCGCCTGTGATTGTTTGGCTGCTGCGTCTGTTGCAGATCCGGAAGCCGCAGTTGCCGAATTTGCAGCAGAATTGACATAGGTTTGCAGAGCCGGCTTGATTGTGCCGTTGACATAAGCGTTGACATTTGCTTTTGCGGTTGCCGTTGCTTCTTCGGCAGCGTCGGCAATAGCCGCTTCGGCTTCGTCACGTGCAATCTGACGGACTTCTGCTTCTGCGTCCTCAACGTATTGCTTAATTGTGGCGTCCGCTTCCGAAACGGTGGTGTTGATTGTGTTAATCGCACTGTTTTTCGTGGCATTGATAGAACTTTCGGCCGCTTCTTTGGTATTGTTGATGTCAACTTTTGCCGCGTCAACGTATGCGGTAACTTCCGCAAGTGTCTGTTCGGCACTCTCAACGGCTTTCGTAGCATTATCGGCCGCCGCGGTTGCTTCGCCGGCCGCCTTAATGGCTTCGTCAGCAATCTCGGTTGCGCTGTCCAATTTGCTGTAAACTTCGTCAAGCAATTCTTGCGGCGTTTGATTATCCGTGATTGTAACCTTAACAGCGCGGTCAAGCTGTTCTTGGTGCTGCTGCAAAATCATTGTTACTTTGTCAAGACATTGTTCCAAGGTTTCGGCCGGCAGCCCGTCAAAATCGTTATAATCTGCCGCTTGCGTGGCGTCATACGAACGATAAATAACAATCGTCCAACCGGCGTCCTTTGGATCAACAACCGTTACCGTCCCGCCTTTGCGGTTAGCATTAAGCGCGACGGAATAGTCCCTGCCATAGATAAGCCCCGTTTCGGTTGTCCCGTCGCTAATTGAACACTTAATCGCTTTTTTAGCGGCTTCGTCTGTCGGATCTTTCAACAAATCGTCAAAAGAAAAGTCATAGGTTTTTGCGCCCATGACTTGTTTTCCGGTTTTAGAAATAGTATTTTCAACCGTCATTTAAGTTTTTCCTTTCGCTAATCGTTAAACTTGTTTCTGATTTCTTCCGTCTTTTTGTTGGCGGCGCGTGCAATTTCCGTTATTTTTCTTTCAAGGCCGATAACGGCTTTTGTTTTATCGGCGGCCGACATTTTCGTGTCGTCATAGATACGATTAAGTTCTTTGTTGACCTTTTGAAGCTGCTTTTTGCTGCCCTTAATCGCATTATAAGCTTCAAGTTCAAAAGCGTGATTGCGCCGATATTCTGCCTTATCAGATCCGGATCGCTTATTAAAAGACGTATGGATCTGCAAAAATTTTTGATAATCGTTTGCAAATTGCTGATAAGACTTGCTTCGCGTTCCGTCCGGAAGGCGTCCGATAAGTGCGCCGACTAACGGAATATCTTTTTTAATAATAATGTCTTCCGGCACTTCTTCGCCGTTCCAACGCTTGAATTGATCTAACATACTTTCGCTTGCACGGATCGCTTGCTTGCCGACGGTTGAAGTCAAACCGAAGATTGTATTATCAACGATTGCCGGTGAAACGCCAAAACTTTCGCCAATAGCAACGCCAAGCTGCGACGTTGTTTTGTTTTTGCGTTCTTCCGGCGGCAGTCCTTCAAGCCATTTCGGATAAATAGGACGTCCCATAAAGAAATTATAATTTGTTGTTGCTTCAACGGCCACTTGTCCGACCGGCGATAAAAGAGAACCGGCCGTTTGCACCGGCGACATTGAACCGATCATTCCAAGCATAAGTTCCCAAAATTCTCGCGTTTCCGGTTTTTCGCCTTGGTAACCCCAAATCATAAAATCTTCAAAGGCTGTTCCCATATAACCGACGGTAAACGGTTTCGGAAACGTAACCAGTTCGCCGTTGACAAAGAAGCACCAGTTGTTGTCGCGGACATAGTCCGGAATTTCCAACCACCGTTTACGTTCTTCTTCCGGCGCGCCATAAAGGTAATATCCTGAAATAGCAATCGAAGGAAAGGCAATCGTCGCAATAGAGTTAAAGAAAAACGCTTTCGGATTTTTCTTTACCGTTCGCGCCAATTTATCCGCCGACTGCAACCCGACGTTAAAGAACGGCACAAGACGGTTGACAATGCGGCTTATTTCGCCACCGCGGCCAAAGTCAACGGTTGCCTCACGGCTTTTGTTTGCAGCCATAAGGTCAGACAATCCTGCTTCTTTAGCTTTGGTATAAGAGCCAAGACGCGTCGCTTCCTCAATTGCCTGCGAAGGCGTGCCGATCAGTTTATTCCACCCTTTAGCAAGTGCGGAAAACGGCGAAGCAATAATATTGACGTATCGACGCCAATCCGTCCAACCGGTGTCTTCCATAACTTTAAGCGTCTTGAAAAAGCGGCCTTTAGGATCTTGCAGATCTTCAATATACTTTTTCGCGCCTTGTTCGCTCCAATCGTAATAACCGCCGCCGGCACCGCCCGAACGTTCCCATTCGGCATAAAGTTTGCCTTTGCCCATAATTTGACATAACGATTTAATCGTTTGCAGCGGCGTTGTCTTCATTCCTTCGTCGGTTTGAATAAACGCGGTAAACTGATCTTTTACGAAGTTTCGTAAAATAAAGTTAGGCGTTGTCGTCGCGCCCCAACGCAATAGCGTTGCCGGCACGGACATAACCTTCAAAAACTTTGATACAAAACCAAGCTGTATCGGGCTTAATTTGTGCATTGCTTCATAGATAGGCTTTGACACCTCGACAAACTTTCTTTTGCCGTCTTCGTAATATTCAATCACGTTGCCATAAGGTTTTTGCTTTGAAGGTATAAAAACGTCCGTTTCGATTTCTTCGGTTGCCGAAGCGGAAGACGGTCGAATATCCTTCAAAAAACGAAGGTGCGGCGTATTAAACAAATTTTCAATAAATTTGTATGTTTCCGGCGCGGCCTTCTTCATATAGGCTTTTGACGAAAAATAAAGATCAAAAGCGTTGGCGATTGCTTCGCGCGGGCTTTTGATGTATTCGATATGATCTTCCGGTATGTTGGCAGCCTTTTCGGTAAATTTGACTTTGCCGTTTTCGGCTGTCAATCCGACAATCGGAAAGAAACGATCTTCGGCTAATTTACTGATTTCGTTTTTAATAACGGTGTTATTTTTTATTTTTTCACTAACACCAAGCACAAAATCAATCATGTGGCCGAACTCATGCGACAAAGTTCTGTCCTGCGATCCAAGTCGTTTCCGAATAGAATTTTCCTTCGAATTATAAACGCCAAGAATAAGGCCTTCGCTTTTTGCTTTGCCGATAGACTTGACGTGTTCGACCGTGCCGCCGAAAAAGTCGATTGCTTTTTCAAGCTGCTGACGAAAACGCGCGTCATAAGCAACCTTTGTTTTAGCCGTTCCATGTTCAAATATAGGTTTTTTGGCCTGCACATATTCCGGCATAAACTCTTTTAAGTCGGCAACCGAACGCGCAATCCTGTTTCTATAAGCCAAGTCAAGCGTCTTTGCGGCGTTGTTGGCAATAGAAATGAAAATATCCTTAACATCGCGTTCCGATCCTTTAATCCGTTTAACAACCTTGCTTGTCTTTGTTTCGTCAAAAACACCGCGGCCGCCAATACCGGAAATTTGCTTGTCTTCAATAACGCGCTTGAACGGCACATAATGCTTGTGTCTGCTTGTTATGTCGTCAAACTGTTCTTGGCTCAAATTGCCGGAACGAACAAGGTTTTCAAGTATGCGCTGTTGAAAGCCGTAGATTCTGTTTCCAAAATCAACAAACATTTCCAAGTCTTCGCCGTATTTGTCGCTTAACCGCAACAAATTTTCGGCCGACTGTTTCTTTTGTTCGTCCGTAACTTCCACGTCTTCCATTTCGTCCAAGTCTTCAAGATAACGGCGCGCAACAAGAAAGTCGTTCAAATCCTGACGGGCTTTTGCTTTGTTCGGCTCAATGCCGTTCATCGTGGCGAAAAAGTCCTTCAAAATCGGTGTCAATCCTTCGCCTGTAATGACTTCGTTTCCCATTTCGTCAATGTAATAGGTTTGATCGGAAATGTTTTTTTCAATCATTCTTGCCGAATACTGATAAGCGCGTGCCAATAAATCCGGACGCTGCCCGTCTTTGAGTTCCACGCGTTCGTCTTCGGCCAATTTTTGAAGCGGCATAATATCGTCAAGCCATTTTCTATAAGCAAGCTCAAAAGTGCTTTCGCTGTCGTCGATTTTTATTTCGGCAGCTTCTTCGGCTTTTGGGGCTTCACTTTCTTTTGTTTTGGCCGTTTGTTTTGTATCGCTGCTTTCTTCCGGCAAAAAGTTTTCCGGAACGGCGTCGGGCAGCACATCGAAAACACTTTCGCTTTGTCCTTCCAATAAGCCGCGATAATGCTTCATCAACTTTTCATCGGTGTAAAAATTATCAAGCTGCTGTTTTTGGAATAACAACTTTTTAACTTCGTTACCGATTGTTTCCGGCGTTGCCTTAAATGATAAGCCCATTTTCCGCGCTAATTCCGGATTTTTCAAAGCACCGCGAACGGCCGAAATTTTGGCGTCAATATCCTTTTTGTCTTTGGCAACCAGTTTTGCGATCTTTTCTGCTTCCTTTTCTGCGCTGTCGTCAAACCCGAACAAATCGCCGTTTCCTTCTTCCGTCGGTTTCAACTGCGACAATAAGGCCGTGTATGATTGCAGTTCTTCCGCGCTCATTTTGTCGGCTTTTTTAATACCGGCAGCCTGCGCAGCTTCATTGTTCGGCGCGCCGTTGGCGATTGCTTCGGCTTTGGCGTCTGTGATTTTGCCGTCAATAAACAAGGAATAAAGGCCGCCTTCTGCTTTACTGGCAATATTGAAAGCGTGTCCGCCTTTTCGCTGCAAAAGTCCTTTGCTTTCAGCTTCTTCCTTTGTCATTTTCTTGCTTTTGAAATACCTGACATAATCGCGGATTGATCCTTTTTCGTCTTTGATGTTCTGTTCAACGTCAAACATACGGGCTTGTTCTGCCGTGAAACCGTCGGCTTCTCTGACAACCTGCGCCGGAATTGTCGCTTCGCCGGTGCGTCTGGCGAGGTCAAGCCTGTGTCTTCCGGTTATAACTTCCATTCGGCCGTTGTTGCGCTCCCAAACGACGATCGGGGCAGTTCCTAACCGGTCATAAGTTCCTTGCAGTTCTTCGCCGGTAACAACGCCGTTTTCGTTTGCGCCTTCCTTAAAGTTCGGAATATCCGGCGAAAGAAAGATCTGTTCAACCGGCAGCTCTTGAATAGACACCGGCGGATTGATTGCGCCGACTTCCTTGTTTACTTCACGATTAACTACTTTGTCTTGTTCGGTGGTTGACAACCCTTTCATGACGGCAGGATTAAACCCTTTGGCGTAAAGATAATTCAAGCCGGAACGCGCGCCGCCGGCAATGCTGATTACGCCTGCTTCGACAAGAAACTGATCCCACCCTGGAAGAAGTGCGTTGCCGATACTGTCAAAATAGCTGTCGCCTTGCGGATTAAGTCCGGTAACCGCGCCGAGCAAACTCTCAAGTCGTTCTTCGCCGATCTCGCCTAAAACGTTGCTGTAACCGCCGGCAGAAAACATTTTTGAAATAGGGGTGTCTTTGTATTTTTCCGTCTGCCGTGCAAGTTTCACAATACCGTTGCGCACTTTGGCCGGCAAGCGGTTATAGATCGGGCTGACACCCTTTTTGACAAGGCCGGTAATAGCTTCGCCGGATTCTTCTGACAACGCCGTAATGGTCGTTAATCCAAAGGCTTTTAATACCATTGTCGCCGGTTTATCCTGATTTTCATTAAAAAGGATCTGCCCGTTTTCGCTCAAACTGTATGCAGAATTAAGCCGAATATCATTATAATTATTATAAACTTGCCCAGGCATAAACAACGCACGTCCGGCAGCACTTCCGACAACCTGACTTGTTTTAACGGCCGCTGCGCCGACTTTACCACTTGCCGTAATTTTGGCCGCGGTTTCTGCAACCTTTTTTCCAACAACGGTTGTTCCGGCCTTTTTTGCCGCTGCGCCGACAAGGCCTTTTGCGGTGGCATACTCAATCATAAACGCCGGCATTTGTGCCAATCCGTCAACAATTCGGCCGCCGATAGAGTGGCCGCGCACCGTCTGTTCAATACCGTCCAAAATATACTCTTTGACGTCTTCGTCTTCGGACTTGCTTAACGGTTCGCCAGCTTTTATCTTTTCCATAATGTTGGAAATTTTGCCTTTTTCATAACCTTCAACAAAAGATCCAACAAACGGCGCGTTGCCCCATTTAACGTTACGTTTTGCGCTTTCAAAAACACCAATCGCCCCTTTGGCCTTAAATTCTTCAAACTGTTCGGCCGTAATAAGGTTTTGAACCATTTTTTTGTTTTGTTCAAGGAAATTCAAACGATCGTCAACGGTTTTGCGGTAGCCTGAAATTCCGGAGCCGATCCAGCTTATCGGGTTATACCATTGAAAAACTGTTTCGCCGTTTTCATCTCTTGAAAGCTGCGAAATAGCTTCAAGCGGGCTGTCCTGCCATTCCTTCCGCTTTTCTTTAACAAAACCGTTGATGTCGATTGTGGCATTATCAAACGCGTTCTTGTTAATCTCTGCGGCAGACGGCGCAACGCCGCCGAACAAATCGTCCGGATCGTCCGCCGTTCCGTTAGGCGTGATATTCATAATTTCGAATAAATCGTCATTATCCTGCATTTTAAATTCCTTTTGAAAGCTGTTGCAATACCTGTTCGCGTGTCATACCGTATTTTTTAGCGGTATTGTCGATTTTGCGGTTTAGGTCGGTTTCGCTTAATTTCAATTTTGCCGCCAAGGTAGGGACAACGTCGTTTGCCGCCTTAACCTGCGTATCTTCAAGCACTTTCTGCGCGGCAAGCCGGTTGTCTGATTTTATCTTATCAACGACGGAAACCGCTTTTTCGTTATAAACGCGCTGCTTTTCCTTTTCGGAAAGGTTGTCGTCAATATCCTGCGTCTGATAAAACAACTCACGGATTGCGTCGTTGCGGTATTCCGGCGGCAACTGTTCTTTGAACATATCAACCGCCTTTCCGTATTGATAGCTTATGAAGTTCGTTTCTTGGCTGACACGCTTTCTTGTGGCTTGATTAAGCTGATTATTAAGCGAAACACCGTCTTTATAAGAGATATCGCCATTATTGACGGCTTCGGTAATTTCCGAACGCAACGCGCGAATACCGTTCAAATATTCGGTGCTGTCAAAACCGCCTTCGTTTAAGTCATAAGCGCGCTGCAAAACGTCGGCTATATTCTGCGCCTGCGACATTGTTTTGCCGCCGTCCGGCTTAAATTGCTTGATTGCGCGGCGCGCCTTTTGTGCATAACTGCTACTTATATTTCCGGAAAATTCAGCGTCGTTAATATATTTGAGTTTATCGGCATAAGAAGCGTTGCTATAAATGTAGTCCATAGCGTCGCTTTCGCCTTTGTTTTGCGTCGCCGTTTCCTGATAAGTGCGCATAAGTTCATCGTTCGTTTTGATTGAATTAAGATTTTTCAAAACGTCGTTATAATCTTCCGGCTTAATTTTGTAATTTCCGGCCTTCAAATTATCAATAACGCCTTGCGGATCGCTTTCGGCTTGGCGGTAAATATGCAGCTTGTCCCATTCGTCGGTTTTAAGTTTGGCGTTTGTATAGGCCGCTTTGTCGATAAAACCGTTTTTATAAGACAATTCAAGATCGGCAATGTATGACTGTTTGAAGCCTTTGTCGCCCGTCTGAATAAAGTTTTCGCGGTTTCTTTCGGCCGAAACAATAAGGTTTGCTTCGTTGTTGTCAATATACTTCTTTCTAAACAACCCTTTTAACGTGGCTTCGGTTTTGCTGATGTCCATTTCGGTATCACGCACAAAATCGTTAGCGTTGGTTTCGGTATTGAAGCCGGAAACAATATCCGGCACAAGTTTATGCAGCCGGTCAAGCATTTCGTTTTGCTTGGCTTCAATATCCTTCGGGGTGTTGTAGTCGTTATATTCGGACGCTTCAGTTAAAAGATCCTGAATACTTGCGGCCATTTTATTTTTACCGTCCAAACTTTCGGCGGCGTTTTGCGTTTTTTGCCATTGAACGGCCACAGCCGCACCGGCACGGCCAGTATTGTCCATACTTTCGGCAACACCGCTTGATGTCCTTCGGACAACCTGCGACGTTTTTATATGACTGTTTCTTGTATAAATAGGTAATTGCGGCATATTATCCCCCGAGTTTTTTATTTGTTCCTGCGTTAGATCCCCAATAGCGGTCATAAGTAGAATAACCGCTCAATGCAGTAGATCCGGCGTTCAAAAATCCGTTAAGATAAGCGTATTTTTTCGTTCGTTTGGCGTTCTTTTGCTGTAAATCAACCGTCTGTAACTCCATACGCTTATTGTAATCGGTCTGTGCTTCTTCAATGTTCATCTGCGTTAAACTCTCATTAAGCGAATTTGCAATGCTTCCGGACACTCTGACACCAGCACGACCGGCCGCCTGATTGACGCTTCCGATAAACTGCGTGCGCTGATTGACGTAATTGTCGGCAATATTCGCCCTTTCAAGCTGTATCTGCTGTTTTTGAAGTTCTAATTGTTTAATCTCTGATTTTGCCGCCTGTCTGTTTTCATAGGCAGACAAAAGAGAAGATCCGGCCTGCATTGCTGTTGAAGCAATAAAGGCCATTGCTGCGACTGGTATCATATTGTCCCCCTTATTTATCTACTTCATTGACGATAGGCGCAAGGCTCAAAACGTTGAGAGGAAGCGGCCGCGACTGTTCAAGCGTGATGTCCGCTTCAACCGTCCAGCCTTGATTGTAACGAATATTGTCGATCACGCCGTCCATTAACGGGCGCGCCGTCCCCATAGGAACGCTTGGCGTGCGATAACTCATTTCTTCAAGATTGTTCAAATCGCGTCCAACCCTTCCGCCAAGCGAACGCCAAACGCGCACCGCCATTTCGTTAATGCGCTTGCGCTTGCCGACGGCCGTTCCGTTCATTGCTCCTTCTTCGATGTTCATTGTTGTCATGTGGCTTGTATATCCAAGGCCGGCCAAAACAACCCAAGCGTCCAAATCCAAAGTGAACGATCCGTTCAAAACTTCCTTTTCGGCCTGTATGCAGCCGTCAGCGAATATTTGAATTGTCCGTCCGTTAAGATGTTCATAGCCTGACATTGTATTGACCGAAACGCCCCAGCTTCCGCCGGTGTAACTTGTAGCTGTAAATTCCTTATTGACGGTTGCTTTAACGGTTTTGGCGTTTACGACTTCGGTAATGGTTGCTTGTCCCAAAGTTCCGAAATTGCTATCAACTGCCCGAATACGACGCCCAAAATGTTTTGCTGCGAAAACGTCCTGCGCGGCCGTAATGGTTATGCTGCCGGTTTTGGCCGATAGGGTTAAAGTGTTGCCTTCTGTTTGTTCAAAGGCTGAAAAACGTAAACCGTCCCGCACATACCAGCAGTTAATCACATTATCCGGCGTAACCGGATCTTGCATTCGCTCCACATGGCGGATAATTTGACCGTTGATGTTTCGTTTAACCAATAAATAAACTTCGTCATATAAGCCATTATAAGAAGGTATTGTTTCAATGCTTTCGACAACATCATTGCCATAATCAATCAAACTCCAAGCCTGCACGTTTTGATCGGCTTCAACCGTCAAGGCCGCAAGTTTTCCGTCTTCACGCAAGCACCACATAATGCTGTCGGGGTTCTTTTGATAACAAACGTCTTTGATCGGACTTTCAAGCAAGTGTTCGGAATAAATGGACACATCAACCGCCTTGTAACTGTCAAGATAGTAGTCATATTCAAAGCGGCGGACTTTCTTTCCGGTTCTTTGGATAAAATATACTTGGCTTCCGATTGTGGCCGGCTGTATGTTTTCAGATCCCCAGTTCGAACGGGCGCGTGCTGTCGGAACGCTCACGCTGTCAATACCGCTGTCGCCTGATCCTTTAACGACAAATTCGCTGCCATATGTTCCGGCCAAAAGAAAACTTGTCCCGACAATCCATTTAATATCCGAACCGTCGCCGTCGATATTCGTTGCAAGTTCAATGTCAACGGCTGCGCCGCTTTCATTAGATACAGCAGGCGTAAAGTCTTCGTATTTATAAGGCTTTGACGCATAGACGTTGCGCGGCTGCGTCGGTGTGCGTGCATAATACAAACGGCCGTCCAAAAGGCCAATGATAGACGGAAAACCCCTGTATTTACTCCACGCGCCTTCGCCCCAAATTTTGGTTGCTTCGGTGGTGGATAATTCCCATTGCACTTTTGCACTTGCAGTTTTGGCGTTTGTAACGGCGGTAATTTTAACAAATCCTTGCTTTTTCACACCGTCAACGGTTGTTGCTTCGCCAATCCAAAAGAAAGCCCCAACGTGTCCGGAATTGAAAGTATCGGCACTTGCCGTTAATGTTATGTCGCCGGTTTTAGCCGAAGCCTTAATCGTTGTATCGGTTAAGTTTTCGGTTAAATACGGCGTGCATTTGAAATTAACATCGCGAAATTCCCAGTTGTCGGCCGCTTTACGGATTAACTCTTTCGGCGTGTTGTCCTTGGTGGTGTCGCGCCGGTAAACAATTTTAATCACATCGTCGATCTGAACATATTGTATTGTTTCAAGATCTGCTTCGGTAAAGCTGTTTGCAATCTCATAAACGGCGTTGTTTTTGTAAACAGGCGCGCCGTTGTAGTAAAAACGAAAATATCCTGCGCCGCACTCAATGATGTAGCTGTCCGTCGGGCTAAAAATAAAGCGCATAAGTTTTGCTTTAGCCTTGGCGTTAGCGATGTATTCCGTGCCAATAATGCGGCTAACAAGGCCATAAGGACGAACAAGCATATTGCGGCAGGCTTTCAAGCAAGACGAATAAGGTTCAATATCATTTCGGCCATACATTAACGGGCTGACTTCGCCGCGGGCAAAAGTCGGCAATAATGGTGCTACTCTAGCCATTGCGATCCCCTTCCTAAAGCTGCGTTAATCCATTCGTCGTCTTTGACGGTTGTTTCGCCTTGCCGGCTTGCGTCATAGTGAAGGGCGCGCGGCAAATATTCGCCTTCATAAAGTGAAATAAGTTCCTGCGTGCGACTGGCCGAATTTGTTATGTCATAACACATATTAGCAGCCAAAATACAAGCGAGAGCGTCAACAAACTTCGGCGAATAAAAAGTGTCGTCTTCATTCAAATAGGTATAAATAACGCCAAGCGACGGATCGGAAGCCCAAATTTTTTCGCCTTCCGGACGCCAACTGCAAGCGGTCGTTTCAAAAATTTCTATACAATCAGACGGACGCTGGAAGTAATATCCCCAACCGACCACCGGTTTTTCGTCCAATCTGTTAAGTAAAGCGCGCTTCGTGGCAAAACTCCAACAAGTTTCCGACAAAATAGATCTCAAAGACTGGTCGTAAACGGCGTTTGCTGTTTTTGCTTCCCGTGTATCGTCGGAAAGCGACACAATTCTGTTTGCGCCTAACATCGTCAAGGCTTTATTTACAATGCTAACTTTACTCATTTTATCAAATCCATACAAAAAGAAAGGGGCTGCGCTTTGCAGCACAACCCCAAGGTTTACGAAAATCAAGCAACTGTTTCGTCGCAAAGAACTTTAACGACTTTGCCTTCTTCCAAACGGGCAGCACCACAAGAGATCTCGTAGTAAACCTGTTTAGAATAAGAAAGGTCAGATCGTTCAGAAACGCGCATAAACAGTTCTTCAAGCATTGCAAAGCATACGCCTGTTTTATGGAAAGCGTAATAAGTTGCAATGCTTTGTTCGGTCGTGTTAATAATGCCGTCCGGCAAGAACACGAACTTAAATCCGCACCAAGTGTCAATTTCGCCGCTAACAAGAGCTTTGACGTTGTTGTAATCGGAAGAAGTCGCTTCAGTGTTACCGAGCAGCTGTTCCTGACCGGTTGCCGAAGCAACGAAGGTTCTGTCCATGGTAGAAACACCTTTTGCGGTCAACATTTTAGACGCACGGCGGATTTTTGCCGGTGTCAAACCGGTATTTCCGCTTGCTGCGCCGAAGTTTGCGTTAATCGTCTGTGCAGTCGGGAAAGTAACGGAAGTTTCTCCGGTTTCGCCGCGAAGCGCGGTTGCGCCCAAAGCATTGTAAATAATCTTATCGATCTGAATACCAACGGCGGACTGCAAAGAGATTGAAGCAACACTCATCGGATCGCTGAAAGACTGCAATTCCAAAGAGCGGTCAAAGATACGCGCGTCGTTATAAGTTTTAATATCAATACGCGTTCTTGACAAGTTCGGATCGTTTTTCGGGGTTGCCGAGTTCGGAGCGGTTTTTTCAGACATAGACCACGTTCCGATCTGATCCTGATAAAAAGATTTACCTGTAAAATCACTCTTTACGAATACTTTATCGTAAAGCATTGATCTTTCCTGACGTGCCAAGGGAAGAATAATCTTCGAATACTCTTGGCCGCGAATATCTAACTGTGTAACATCAGCCATTTTTTTATTTCCTTTATGTTGATTAAAAAATTAAAACAACGAGTGTTCGCCTTATCCTTTCGGGGGCGTTAAACAGAAAATTTAGAGGTCTTAAAAAGATTATCCCTGCATTCTCATTAAAGACTGGACATATTGCACTCTGGCTTTTCTCTCGTCTTCCGAAACATAAGTTGCGTTGTGTTCTTTGCACCAACGAACATCGTTTCGACGGTTGCGAGATCCCGCCCAATATGCGTCGTCCGGATCGTTCATAATCCTATCAAATTCGGCCTTTGCTTCGGAAGGGGTTTTCGAAAAGCCGGAAACTTGTCCTTCAAAGCCGCCTAAATTACCTTCGGTTGTGAGTGATCCAATTTTATTCAAAAATTTAATACAAGCGGCGTCATTGCCGACAATGTTCAAAATATGGTCGTAGTCCTCTTTGTTTTCGCAGAGTTTGACAAGCGTATTATTAGCAAGTTCCATATTTTGATTGTATTTTGCTCCCCATTCGGCTTTCAACGCCGAAACGGTGGCATTTTTTTGTTGTTCAATGGCGGCAGCTTCTGATTGTCCCATTTCTTCGATTGTTTCAGAAAAGGCGTTTAAGATGTTTTGCGCTGCTGCCGGCGCAATGTGGTTGTCGCGCATTAGCTTTGTAAAAGAAGCTTTGTCATACTCAAAGCCTTCTTTTGCGTTCAAATTATAGTCCTGATCTTTGGCCGGAATACCGAAAGCCTTGTCGTATGCTTCCCAAGCCACGGTATCGTTTCCGTCCTTAGGAATAGCAACGCGTCCTTGCCCCATAAGCTGTTCAAGTGATAGATAGCTTTTTGCCAAATTGTTAACGTCGCCGTTAAACTTGGTAATAGACGGGTGGCTTGAATATTCAGCATTCAAAGCACTATTAAAATTAAAACCGCCATTTCCGGCGGCTTCGTTTGCGTTTGGATTGCCGCCGTTTACGTCCGGCTGGCCTAAATTGTCAGTTGTCGGATCCATTGATATTTCCTTCGTTAAATAAAGCTGCGACATTTTCCGGCGAAATGTCGTCGCGGCTTATGGTTTTAATTGTTAAAATAACGTCGCGCTTTCCGGCCGAATAACAAATATCGTTCGGATTGCTTGACATAACCGGAAAATAAAAACCGCAATATTGCTCCAAAAAATCCATAAAAACAGGATAATTTCGCGCAATGTCTTTGATTGCCGTTCTTAAATCTGCTATCGTGTGCTTGTCGTTAAGCTTCAGCGTCTTTGACATTTCTGTCCCCCTCTGCGGCCGCTTTATAAGTTTGTGCTTCGGTTAATGCCTGCGCGGCTTGTTGCTGCTGCATAGCCATTTCGGCGCGTGCTTGGCGAATTTTATCGACTTGTTGCTGATCCAAAATAATTTCAGGATCAACGCCGATGACGTTAAACACCTTGTCAATCGCCTTGTCGCCGTCCACTTTATCCAAGATTTCCGGCTTCATCTGCGCAATCTGTCCGACATATCCCAAGGCCGTTGACAAATTCTGAACTTCAACTTGTCGCTGCGACTGAACAAGACGAGATGTAAAGCGGACTTCAAAGCCGGGGTTCTCTGCCATAACATCAGGAACGCGAGGCAATCTGCCGTCTTCATAAAGTGAAATAACGCTTTTTTCGCAAAGCGGCTGCAAAACATCATGAACATAACGACCGACTGCCGGACCAAGAAGCGACATTTTTTCGTTGATCCGCTCCATAACTTCCGGAACTGTCATTTGCTTTGTCAGTTCTGAAAACTGTTGGAACGTGTCGTTAAAAAATATTTTACGGATCTGCTGCCGTTGTCCTTCAAGTTCTGCTTCGCCGATTGATACGTTACCACCGGACATAAGCGGAAAGATCTCGTCGCGCGGACTTAGGCTTGAACGTCTGTAAAAGTTTATTTGCCGCGGGTTAAAGTTCGGACGTCCGATAAAAGCGTTGTCCGGAATAGCCCACGCCGGATCTGTTTGTTTCATTGCCGAGCGTAAGACTGTGTCCGTCATAGCATTAAGAAGCCTTGCGTGCGGTAAAGCCTTCATCGCCGGCGAATATCCGTAAACTTCCTGCGCCACTTTATAAAACCTGTGCGAAACGCACGGCATAGCCCGAAATCCGTCTTCTCTTAAGATCTTTTTGTTTGCAACATCAATCCAACACATACGGATCGGCATATTGAACTTGTCCAGTTTATCCGGATCGTAAACGTTCCTTTGGCCGATATAGCAAAGATATTTGAACTTCTTATTTTCATTTGCGCCGGACTGGTATGCTTCCATGACATCACGCCCGACAGCGTCGCCAAATCGCGAATAAGCCTGTTCGGCCGTATATTCGTATTGAATATAATAAGCGTTTGGACGTTCGCGTGCGTCTTCCGTGATCCAGTGTTTATTTATAGGCAGGTTATAGAAGCGCAAATTGTCGTGCGGATCTCTTTCCGTAACCATTGAAGCCGTGCCATAAACCAAAGACGATTTATAAAAAATAGGCATTTGATTGTAAAAGTTGGATCGTGCAAAGGTATAAAGCAGTTCATCTGCTGCGTCGTGCATCCAGTTTTGAACTTCCTTATTGTCGCGCAATTCAGGGTTTGGGTGTTCCAAAAACAGCCATTTTGAACTTTCCGGCGTCAAATAATTAGACAAACCGGCCGCCGCAATATCCGCCGCGTCAAGCGAAGTTGTGTCTAAAAGCTTTGTTATTTCGCTTCCGCGTGTCTTTTTAGTCGTGATATTATCACTTTCAACATAATAAAAATTATGAAGATCCTGAAAAAGATTGTCAAAACTGATACGATCAGACCTCAACCTTTGCTGATTTTTAATTATTTTTTCCGCCGATAATTCCATTTTAACCACCTAAAACAGTTTTCTTCTTTGTTTTTCCGGCCGCGGTGTTCGCCACATCGCCAAGCGCGGAAGTATAAATTGTTTGTGTATCGCCCGATAAATCAGCCCTACGGCGCGATATTGCTGCCGCTTTAGCGTCAGCCTGTTGTTTCGCCAAGGCGTCGGCCGCGGCTTTTTCCTGCGCTGCCTGCGAAGCCTGCGCGTTGTTAATACTGTCTTTTAGAGCTGTTGTTCCTGTAAGGCCTCCGACAATGTTTCCAACAGTGTCCTGAACATTGAACAAACCGCCGCCGGACTTGTCATAACTAACAGTTCCCATTGTAGCGCCTTTGACTGCTCCGTTGATAACCTTATTAACATCGCCCTTAACAATGCCGCTTGCCACATTAAACGGAGCTTCAATAACATTTCCGACAACTTTTGTTACCGCCTTAAACGGATTACCTTTTCCCATTATATTTCCTTTCTCATTTCACAAGTTTTGTAACCTTGGCGCGTTAAATAAGTAAGGAAGCGATCCCCGAGGTGCGTTCCTTGGATTATGCTTGTTGCGCCACATTGCCGCGCCGTTTGTTCAATGTAGCGTTGAAGTTCGTTTAAGTTCGCCAATGTCCGGTGTTCCGGCAGCAGATAAGAAGACTTAACGACAAGGCTTTTATTGCCCCACATATCCATTTCTTCCGTCATTACGGCGTAACCTTCGTTTGCAATGGCAAAATACGAATAGCTGCGAATTGAATAAAAAAACTGCCGGCATTCATTATTTTTTGCCGACAGCTTAAATTCTTTATTGACGGTTTCGATCCACTTGTCCAACTGATCGAACGGGACATCTCCCGAATATATTGTCATTCCTGTAATCATTTAATACCCCGCAATATCGAATAAACTTTCCACTTCGTAAGACGTTCCGCCTTCGCGGTCATAGCTGCTTTGCGGTGAAGACGGCCGGAAATTAACCGGTGCAACAGCCACTTGATCCGTCATGGCGAAAGCGTCCACAAGGTCGATATATTCGCTTTTAATCGCGTCGCGCGTAACGCCTGCAAGTTCTGTCTTAAACTCCGAAAGCCAATCCGCTTCGTCGGGAAAAAATACCGTGTGCGCCTTAAAACGCGGTTGCAGGGCTTTTATTCGCTCTAACTTCGTTCCGACTTTGCCGTGTTCAAGCGGTATCACGTTAAAAAATACGTTGCGCCGACGCATTTCCTGTTCAATCAAAGGCCGTGAAACTTGCTCCCACCAGCCTTTTTCAATGTAAAACTCCCGCAAGCCGTATTTGATAACGACGTTAAATATTTCGGATATAATTCCGAACGTGTCCCAACGGCCATAACGGCAGTTTAGTAAAAACCAGTAATTCTCTTGACTAACGCCGGTAACCGTAATCGCGCGAAAGCAGCTTTCCGGATTAAGCGACGACGCCGGATCAAGACAAGCATAGACATTGCAGCAATTAACAAGTTCCTGTTGCCTGTTTGGCGAATAATACCGATAATCTTCTTCGCTAAACGTCCGGTTTTCTTCTGCTACCGCTTGACACATCTTTTCGGCCATCCAAATATCAAGTTTTCCAAGTTTCGCGTAGTCAGCACGTTCGCGCAAAATTCCTTCAACCGTGTGTCGTGCCGGCCAAGAAGGTTTATTGTCAACCATAATCGGAACGCGAATAACCTTAAAATGGAGTTCCGCCGCGTTGTTTATACATCTTTCAATGCAGCAGCGATCGCCAAGGTTGTTTCCTATAAAGAAAATTCGCGTATGTTCGCCCAAAAAGATAATGTCCGACAAAAACCAATCCCAGTCCGTCGCCGTTACGGTTTCCGAACGGGCGTCGTCTTTGTCCTGTATATCGTCAAGAATAATGATCTTCGGTCGTCTGTCTTGGTTGTTCAAGCCACGAATACCGGTTCCCTTGCCGTATGCTTCGATCCGGACATTAACAACTTGGCCGAACTCGTCCTTCACATCAACGGAAAAGACTTTCGCATTTTCCTCGTTAATCTGCACAAGATTGTGCTGCAACAGCGGATTGCTTTTGTATTCGCTTATAATATCCTTTAGCTTATTCGACGCGGTGGACTGATTTTGTTTGATAATGACAATAAAATCTTTGTCCTTTGACGGATAAGCCAAGCAATGAAGCGGAAAAGCACGCAAAGCGTATGAAGATTTGCCGGATTCTCTGAACATTTCTATTGCGACGTGCTTCTTTTCGTTCAAAAGAAGGTCAGATAACGCAAAATGAAAGCCCCCCGGAGCAACCTCGAACTTCGGATCATTCATTAAAACGACGTCACGGAAGGCGACAAGGTCATTTTTTAGCCTTTGTTTTACTTCGCTTGATATTCTCATACTTTTTCGCTTTCTTCTCAACGGCTTCTTCAAACAGCGAATAATCCTTTATGTTGGTGTCAACTTCGGTTTTGTCTTTCCAGCCGTGATTTTTAAGCCAAAAGATCGCACCTGTGGCACTTCCTTCGCCTGAAAGAAGCTGTAATTCGGCGTATTCCTCAATTCGGGTAATAGCCTTTTTTATTGTGCAAGAAAAAGCCGGTCGTTCCTTGTAGTCATAAATGCTTTGCCTGTCCTCAAAACCGAGCCACAAAGCAAGTCCAGCAACAGTCGGCGGAACAGCAGTTTCTTGTCTGCGTTTAAAATATTCGTCAATGGCCGCTTCAAGTTCCTGCACAGTCTTATATTTGAGCGGTCTTGTCATTGTTATTTTGCCTTTCGTATCTTCGCATATTCGGGAAAATGCGGTTTTCCGTTGATTGTTTCGCGCAAAGCGTCAATTTCAAGATTAGCGGCGTTCATAACCGAAATAATTTTGTCGTTGATCGGTTTAAATTTTTTTAGTGCTTCTTCCGCTTCTTTTCGTGTGTAGAAAACGATCGCGTCGTCCGGATTATAAAATTGGCCGCCGGCTTCAATCGTGTGCTTTATATACCCGTTGTCGCTGATGTCCGTTCCGGTCAAGCGGCCGGCAACAACGGCGTTATCGTTAAATCTCAAAAAATAAACGGTTTTATACATATTTTCGTTATTAAGCATTTCGTAAACCTCAAATAAATATTATTCTAATGGGGTATTGTCTGGCTGCTGCGGAGCAGGGACTTCGGTGGTGTTTTCCATTTCGGAAACAACCACTTCATGACTGATTCCGTCAACGGTATTTTCCGGCTCTTTTTCCTTGTTTTCTGCGGTGTTTGAAGTGATTTCGTCGGCCGGTTTTGCTTCGGCTTCGGCAATCTCGGAAAGCAGACGCGCAATTCCTTTTGTGTGCCAATTGGCAATTTTCAAATCTTTGGCCTTCAAACGAATTTCCTTCATTTCTTCAACCGAAAGTTCGTCAATCGAAATGTCTTTTCCTTCGTTTCCTTCTTGGGCTTTGTTGCCGTTCTGTTCGCCGACAATCTCAAATTCGCCGCAGTTCTCAAAATCGTGATTATAAACAAATTCGTCGCCTTCGTGGACGGTTTTTCCGTCCGGCAAAACGATTGTTTTTAATGCTTTTGCAATCGTGATATTTTCCATTTTCGTAAACCTTTCTTTTGTTGTTAGTCTTCCCACGTTCTCGCTTTGACAGACCACATCTGCGCTGTCTGGATCTGCGTTATTGCCACCGAACAAAGTCTTTTTTGCTCGGCCGACGTGCTTTCGCTGCGAATATGATCCATTTTATCAATCACATCAGCGAATTTCTTTTTCATAACGTCAATATCTGTTAAACAAGACGGGTTAAAATCAATACCGACGGCTTTTTCGCCGTATGTTTGCTTTGTAGCGTCTTTTCCTTCTTTGTTTTCCATTTCGTAAACCTCATAAAAAAATCCGCTCCAGTAAGAGAACGGCTGAAAATTTCAAAATTTAAAAAAGAAAACCGCCAAGGGTGGCGAAACCGACTTGGCGGCGGATCAGAAACACCACGTTTTAAGCGCACTATTTCCAATCCTAGCGAAAATATAGGCCACAAAATCGAAAAATGCAACATACTATTTTCGTAAGTCTTCAATTTTTTCAATTTATACAATAAAATCAAACATATAACATATATTACTATTTTCGTTAGTATTACTTTTTAACCCTTTTCAGCAGGAAAGCAAGCACGGAACACCACTTGTTTTTTGCCGTGCTACGGTGGCAATTAAATTCTTTTGCCACGGCGCGCCATGGACGAATACGCGACCAAGCATAAACTTCGCGGCCGTCTTTGATAATCGGCGCACCGCAGCGGTATTTTATTAACTCCAACAATTCAGGATCATTAAGTTTGTATAAATGTTTCCACCAAACGTCGCAAACTTCCATAGCTAAATCAAATTCACGGCCACAAATAACCGGCTTGATGTCTTCCGGATTGATTATTTCCGGCCTGATATTCAAAAAGATGTTATAATATCCCTGCGGTTTAACCGGTGGCAGATAGCGCATAACCTCAAAGGCGTGATACAAACGTGCTTCTACATCAGCCAAACAACAAACTTCTTTTGTTTCTTTAACTTCGATCATTCGCGCCCCCTTGACGGTAGCTTCTTCCGGTCAATTCAAAAATCGCAGCTCCGCCGGTTAAGCGATCATAAATTCGCTGTCCCAAAATTTTAAGCAATGCGTCTTTGTCGTGGTTCGATATAGCTATGATCGGCAATTCATCTTCATACCGTCGGTTAAAAACTTCGTAAAGTTCCGTCCGTTCGTTTTCTGTGCCATATTGCACGCCAATTTCGTCGATAATCAACACCGGACAAGTGCAATATGCATTCATTTCTGCCGTCGACGGATCTTTCCAAGCGGCACGGATATTATCAATAATAGCCTTGATCGGTCTGTAAATAACTTTATTTTCGGAATACCAACGATATCCGCTTGCGCCAACATTCTTTTCGGCCAAAGCATTAACGACAGCATAAGCAAGGTGTGTTTTTCCCGTTCCGACACCGCCAACGATCAAGATGTTTTTATCAAAACCCTTCTCAATTCCGGCCTTCAACGTTTCAACAAGTTTCTTTTGTTCGTTTGTTGCGGCCGTGTAATTGTCAAGACTGACGTTTTCAAAGCGTTTGCAAATTCTCATAACGGCGCGTCCTTTCCATATGTTCCGGACGCAACGCCGGTTTTAAGCAGGCCACGCGCAGCGTCAATCGTGCGTTTTCGTCTGTCCCGTTCGTCCCAAGTGATAAGTTTTTGCTTCCAGTTCTTAACCGGCTTTCCTTCGCTGTCCTTCCAGTTTCCGGCCGTGAAGTAGTCAAGGAAAACTTGACCATTCACAATCAATCCTTTTTCGGCAATGTAGGCGTTAATGTCGTCGAGTTTCGGCGGCACAAAGCGTTTTTTCGGCGGTGTGGCTGCAATCAGTTCTTCAATATCCAACATTCCGCTGTCGTCTTTTTCCGGCAAGGGGGGCACGAACGTAGTGAGTGATAGGGGGTTATATATATTTTTATTTTTATTTTCTTGGGGGTGTGGGGGTGTCTTTTCTTTTGTTTTTTGTTCGTTTTCAAAATCAATCAAATTTTCTTTTTGATTTTTTTGATTTATTTTGATTTCGTTTTGATTTTCAATTTTTTCAAAATAATCAATTTGATTTTTTTGATTATTTTTGATTTCTTTTGATTTTCTTCCTGCACCTTCACGAACGCCGCCGCGCTTATCCTCAATGTCTAATTGCGGCTTTATCGCCATAATAAAAGCTGAAACGATTGTGTCGTCCGGTTCAACACCTTTGAAGACATAATCCGTCATCGCGTCATAAAATTTCAAGCGCAAATCGTCCGGCAATTTATCGGCCGTTTCCTTGAAATTATCAAAAAAAGTAAATTTATTTTTCATTTTTCGCCACCTTTCTAAATAATAAATTTAAATCAACAGGCTTTGCCGCTTTAACTTCAGAGAAGAACTTCGGCTTGTCCTTTTCCGGATTATAAAGCCCCCAAGCCTGCAAGGCGTCCGTAAACTGGACGAAGTTTCTAATTTCCGCCCACTTCACGCCGTTAGCCCTGCAAACATCACGGAACTTTACTTGCTCCGGCTCCAATCTGTTGTTTCCGAACTTAATTTCAAGCCAACCGATCGGCTGCCCGTGCAAACAAACAAGATAATCCGGAACACCGGCACGAACGCCAAGCCTTTTTAACTTCGATCCGCGAACGCGTGATCCGCTGCCTTCGTTAGGTATATGAATAAAATCTTGTTTTCTGTCCGGAAAGATTAAGTCCCACCACCGCACTAATGCGGCGCATAATTCGTCTTCTGAATTAACGGCGCGCCCGTTGGCATATTGCAGGTTTTTAACACCGGCCGAAAGTTTACCTTCCGCCGCCATTAACCTTTTCCAAATATCAACACCGTTCTTCCGCGCCATGTTGTTAAACCTCTGTAAATTCAGGCGATGAAACCGCTTCTTCAAAAGTTCTGTATTCTGCAATTAAATTATAATGCTTTAATGCGTATTCACTTATGCAGTCTAAAACGCGGTTTCTTGTTATAACTTCCCAAAATCCCGCTGTTAAACTTCCTTTAACAACAATGCGGTTTTTTTCGTTTTCTTTAAGCTGATAAACTTGTCCTTCTTTAATCATTTTAGGCCTCCACACAATCGGAAACGTCAATCCCTTGCTTTTGGCAAACCTCAACAATCGCCGCAACACGCCACTTCGGAATGCCGCCGATTTTCCACGAATAAACGGTTGACGATGAAATTCCGAGAAGTTTTGATAGTTTATAGGGTTTTATAATGTTAAAAAGTTTTACACAATCCATATTGATAAACTCCTTTCAATAGTAATTTACGGAAACCGTGAATAAATGTCAAGCATAAAATCACGATTTTCGTAAATAAATATTTTTCTTGAAATTTTAAATAAAATATATTACGATTTTCGTTAGTAGGTATGACATGAAAAATGATAGTGTTTTTTGGCTAACACGCCGCTTAAATGAAATTAGAAAAACCAAACTTGAGCTTGCCGCCGTGTTGGGGATAAATTCAACACGCTTTTCCGAACTTGAAAAAGGAATGTGGAAATTTCAAGTTTCGCACCTTAAAAAAGTTGCCGAGTTTTTAGAATTTGACCGCACCGCTTTTCTTGACTTTATTTCCGGCGATATAACCGAAGAAGAATTGTGGAACTATCAAAAGCCGGAAGAAATATCGGCCGAAGATATGGCTTTGTTAAAGGCTGTAAAATCGCTTGCTTCACGCCAAGAAACGCCGCAAGATGTTAAAAATCCTTCTAAACCGGCAACAATACCGCCAAAAATACAAGAAAGGGTTTAATTCATGAAGCAGGGAACAAAAGATTTAATAAAAGGATCTTTTCTTTTGATCGCCTTGCTTTTATTCCTTGGCGCGACAGAGTATATTTTCGGGTTTATTGTCGCTTTATATGCTTTTATTTTAATGCACACTTATAAATTTTTAATAGGTTTTATTCTTTGCGGCTTTATTTTATGCCTTGGATTTGCTTTATATCATTACAAAGAAACGTTACAGTACATAAAAGATCTTGATTGGAAAGATATTTCAAAGACAATATTTGGTATTGTCGCCTTTGTTTTTGCCATTTCGGCACTGTGTTTAATGTCAAAAGGTTTAATGTCTTCCGGATTCTCTGGAAAAGAAGCCGCGCATTTAATGCTTCTTGTCCCGTTCTTTATACTCGCTTGTTTATTCGTATATTCCGGTAAAAAATAAATAATCCACATCTTTTTTATAAAATTTTCCGCTTCGGCGGAATTTTTTTTGCTTTATAAACTCTTGATTTTCCGATATTTGTAAAAATAATTCACGATTTCCGTAAATTTATACTTGACTTTAATTCACGATTTCCGTAAAATACCCTTGTAAACAGAATTTAACTTTTAACAAAGGTGGCGAAAAATGGATACCAAAACACAAGAACGCTATGCAAAAGCAATGCAACGCTTCATTAACGAAGTCGAAGAAAAAATCGAAGGCAAGGTTGAAGATTGGTTGAACGACAATCCTTATTGGGAATTTGATGATGAAGACGAACATGGACATCGTGTTTTCCGTTGTCCCCCGACGCGCTCAAGCGACGCACGCGAAGCCTTGTCAGAAGATTTTATTGTTTCCGGCGAAGAAGTCGAACATAAAAATTGCACTGACTTTTTTGAATTTGTCATTAACGAAATTTACGGCTTCCCTATGGGCAACCGAAACCCTTATCGCGAATAACCGGTAGAAGAACCTGAACACGCCGTTCTTCCCTTAACACCAACGGAAAAGATGATTGCTGAAATCAACAAAGGCACGGCGACCTTCATTGATGAAATATGCGGAGTAAAAAGAAATGATTAAGAGTTTTATTTTTGGTTTTTGCTTTTCAATAAGCATTATCTTTATCGTCCACAACATCGCCGAATATAACCGGAGTTTTGACAACTGCGAACGCCTTGTTGCCGAAATCAATCAAAATCTTGAGATCCTGCACAACGAATTACAAACATTAAGTCAATCAATGGGGGTTGAATATGAGTAAAGAAATTTTTGATAAATACGTCGCCGACTTAAAAACCAAGAAAAAGTGCGACAAACAAACCGGCAAATGGGAACTTGTCAATACTTGGGTGGCCAAAAAATCTGACGAATGGTTTGCCGATTGTTGGAACAAAATCGTTGCTTCCGGATTGCAGTTTGACGGAAAGCATATCACTTTGAACGAAAACGGCGTGTCTTATGACTATGTCGCTTATAAAAACAAAATGCTTTTAGCTTATCCGGAAAGCAAGATTGATGACGGCCTTGTCTATAAAGGCGACACCTTCGATTTTGCCAAGGTCAACGGCGTTGTTGATTATCACCACAAATTAGCCGATCCGTTCGGCCACAAAGAAGACGACATCATCGGCGGATATTGTGTGATTAAAAACCGCCGCGGCGAGTTTATAACCACATTGTCGCGTGAAGAAATCAACAAAGCGCGCCGCGTGGCTAAAACTCAAACAATATGGCAAGCGTGGTTTGCCGAAATGTGCAAAAAGACGATCATTAAAAAGGCCGTAAAATTCCACTTCGACGATATTTATTCAGAAATGGAAGAAGAAGACAACAAAAATTACGACCTTGACAAGGTCTTGCCGCCTGCCGACGAACTGCCGGAAGCCGTTATCAACGCCATAAATGCGGCCGAAGATATGAAGACTTTAACGGCAATCTTCAACCGCGAATATAAAAACTTTGAAACGGCTGTTATGAAAGAACAGTTTACGAAGTGCTGCACAGCGCGGAAGTTGGAACTTCAAGCAATGAAAGGAAAAGACAATGCAAATTCATAATTTTGAACAACATTCCGAAGAATGGTATGCTATTCGCTGCGGCCGTTTCACGGCAAGCAAAGCCGACACAATCGCCGCTGCCGGAGCAGGACTTGAAACCTTGTGTTTTAACATTGTGGCCGAAAAATTAACCGGCCGCAAAGAAGAAACCTTTAAGTCTGCCGCAATGGAGCAGGGAAACGAACTTGAAGCCGTCGCGCGCACATTGTTTGAAATGAAGACAGGTTACACCGTGGAAGAAGTCGGCTTCGTTGAGATTGACGACTTGGAAGGATCATCTCCGGACGGCTTAATCCATATCGGCGACGAATTGACCGGCGTAGAATTTAAGTGTCCGCAAGATAATACTTATGCAAAATTGTTGTTCGATCGCAAAATAAAGCCGGAATATTACGCGCAAATGCAAATGCAAATGCGTAACACCGGAGCGCACCGTTGGTTCTACTGCGTTTATAATCCGCATTTTGCCGAAGAAATGGTAATTATTGAAGTCGCTATTGATCCGGCCTTTCAAGAAAAACTTGATAAAGGCCTGACAAAAGGAAAGGCGCGTGTTCGTGAAATATTAAAAACAATCGAAAGCAACGCCAATGTCTAAACTGACAATCTTAAATGTTACTGATTGGGCGCGTTTTGTGGAAGCAACCAACGCTAAACTTAGAAAAAACTTTAAGGCCTTCGAGATTGAAACGAAGGATATTAAAGATATGGTTAGCCGCAAGCAACAAAGTTATATTTTCGGCTGTGTTTATCCGAGATTAAAACAAGCCTTGCTTGCGGCAGGTTATGAAATCCAAAACATTTCGGACGATCAATTCGATTATTTTATGCGCGGTATGTTTTACTTTGACATCGTCAAAACGTCCAAAGGCGAAACAAAAATCCCGCGGCGGCTTTGTTTTGAAAAAGGCTATAAAGAAGATGTTAGTCAATACATTGACGACCTTCTGCACTTTGCAGCTAAACTTGGCTGTTATATACCTTCACAATTTTAACTTAAACGAAAGGCAAATAAATGTCATTAAACAGAGCAACACTCATCGGCCGCCTTGGCCAAGATCCGGAAATCCGGACAAACTCAAACGGCGTAAAATTCGCCACGTTCACGCTTGCCACGTCCGAAACTTGGAAAGACAAGCAAACCGGCGAAAAGAAAGAGCAAACAGACTGGCACCGCATTATTGTTTCAAGCGAAGGTCTGGCCGAAATTTGCGAAAAATACCTTCGCAAAGGCACGCAGATTTTAGCCGAAGGACGGATCAGAACGCGCAAATACACCGGACAAGACGGCGTCGAACGCTATGTTACCGAAATCGTCTTGGGTGGTTACAGTTCAACGCTGCAAATCCTTGAACGCAAAGAAGGAACAGCCACAGCCGACGCCGAACCGGCAGACGAACCAGCACCGGCCGGAGATCTTGACGACGATATACCGTTTTAATTTTTAATGAAAGGGAAAGACAATGGACATTGCTACACCGGAAAAGACAGCAAACGAAGCTAAAACGACGCAAATCGGCGGCATTGATAGCGGCCGCCTGCGTTCTCTGATTGAGAGGATCAAACGCTTGGAAGAAGAAAAAAAAGGAATTTCGCTTGATATTCGCGATATTTTCGCCGAAGCGAAGGCAATCGGTTTTGATGTAAAAATTATGCGCGCTGTTTTGAAGATGCGTAAAATGAACGTCGCCGACCGCGAAGAACAAGAATATTTGTTAGAAACTTATCGTAAAGCCTTGGGAGTTTAGAAATGAAAATAGATAAAGTGTCAAAAGAATTAGACCAAGTATTTGATAAACTTTTGTGCTTGTTTGACAGCGACGAAATAAAGCAGTCTTTAAAAAAAAAGCATATTTTGCCGGTGGCTGTATCTACTGTTTGGCAAACGATAAGAAGGTAAAGGATTATGATATTTTTCTTGATGATAACGAACTTATCGAAAAACTTAAAAATTTACCTTTGTGGAAATGCAAAACAGAATATGCTCTTTCTTATGGTAAATATCAAATTGTTACAAAATATTTCGGCGATCCGCTGTCCTGCGTCGGTCAGTTTGATTTTAAGCATAATATGTTCTTTTACAGACCATATTCAGGAAATGTCGGGAAAGCGTGTTATAGCTTCAAAATTCTTCACACAGACACGCTTTTATTTAACAAAAAGCGCGCGCGAGATATTGAAGGTGTTTATTTACGTATTCAAAAGTTCAGAGATAGGGGCTTTATCGTTCCGAAGGAACTTGAAAAAAGTATCTTAAAAAGAACGACCGCAACAAAAATAAAGGAATATAAGCGTAACAAATATAAAAACAGAAATTTTTATTAAGGATTAAGCAATGGTAACAATTAGCGAACAAATAAAAGGCGTGCGTCGCGAAATAGATTATCGCAAGCGTCTTTATCCGAAGTGGGTGGCCGACGGACGCATGACGCAAAAAGAAGCCGATTATCAAATCGAACTTATGGAGTATGTCGTAAACACGCTGCAAGCCGTCCTTGACTTTCAACGCGGCTTCATAGCAAAGAACGAAAAACTTTTTAGATAGAGTTTCCCCTTTAGTTCGCGCTTGCAAAAGGGAGTAGCAAATAAGCGCGTCCGTGAAGTTTAGCCGTTCTGCTCGGGTTAAGTAAGTAAAAAAACGGCAAATGTAATAATAAAGGGTCAAAAAATGAAAATGAATGTTAAAGGAAACGACAATTTTCGCACTCCGGATCACGTCTTCAATCAGTTGAATGATATCTTCAACTTTACTTTGGACGCCGCTTGCACTTTTGAAGATTGTAAATGTCCCAAAGGTTTTTATCACGATGAAGGTATAGACGCCTTAAAAATCTCGTGGGGGGGGAACGTGTGTTTTGCAATCCGCCGTTTAGCCAAAAGGCCGTATTTATCAAAAAGGCTTATGATGAAGTTATCAACGGCGATTGTCCGGTTGTTGTTATGGTTCTGCCGTCAAACTGTCAAGACAGCAAGGCATTTCAGCAATACATCAAAAAGAATTTCTTTTACGAAACCTTATCCGGCCGCGTTGCTTTTATAGATCCGGAAACAAAACAGCCGATGAAGGGCAACAACTCCGGAACAACGATTGTTTATTTTAAGAAGGACATAACAAGATGAAGCTAAAAGTTAAATATTTATTTCCGAATATTCCGGAGCTTATCAGTCAAGAAGGCGACAGCGGTTTTGATGTCCGCGCCGCCATAGAAGAACCGGTAAAGATTAAGCCTTTTGGCCGCGTTACTGTTCCGACCGGTGTCGCCGTTGAGTTTATCAATCAATCTTATGCGCCGTCTTGTTCGGCAGAATTACAAGTTCGTCCACGTTCCGGCCTAACTGCGCGCGGCATTGTTGCGCAATTCGGCACGATTGATCTTTCATATCGCGGCGAAATATCAATCACAATCTTTAATTTCAACAACACCGAAGCAACGATCGAACCGCTTGACCGGATCGCGCAGCTTGTTGTCTGCCCGATATTTAAGCCGGTAGTTGAAACAGCTAAACAATTAACACCAACAAAGCGCGGAAATAAAGGCTTCGGATCAACAGGCACAAAATAAACTTTAAACTTGAAAATTTACGAAAATCGTTATAAAAGACAATGAAAGCACTTGAAGAAGACATACAAAATTTAATCGGAAAGCCTGTCGCGTTGGACGAACTGGCCGAAATGTCGCGTATGTTTACGAGCGCAATGAAGTGTTTAATGGTTTGTATAACGGAAGCAAAGAATGAAGGCGGTAATATTAACAAGAGTATCGACGAGGGAGCAGGAAGAAGGACACAGCCTTCCCGCTCAAAATACACGCCTTTTAGACTATGCGAAACGCAAACAGTTAGAAGTAATCAAGACTTTTCAAATTATAGAGAGTTCAACGCGCGGCAAGCGTAAAGAATTTATGCAAATGATAGAGTTCTGCAAAGAGCAGACGGAAACAGTCGCTATCATTGCCGACGCCGTCGATCGGGTTCAGCGTTCTTTCAAAGAAAGTGTTATGCTTGACGACCTGATCCGGCAAGAAAAAATCGAACTTCATTTTTTCCGCGAAGGAATGGTTATCGGTAAAAAAGCCACATCAACCGATATTATGCGTTGGGATTTTTCGGTTATGGGGGCAAAGGCCTATGTCTTGCAGCTTTCCGAAAACGTCCGTCGTTCGCTTGATTATAAACTGAAAAATGGGGAACGAGCCGGAGTCGCGCCTTGCGGTTACGAAAATTTTGTTGACGCAGACGGCAAGCACAGCATAAGGCCGAAAGAACCGGACGCAACGAAAGTCCGCCGCTTGTTTGAAATGTATTCTATCGGCGGCACATCGGCGCACCAGTTGGCAAGAGTTGCCGACACTTGGGGCTTGCGCTCATACAGCGGAAAAAAATTAACAACAACATCAATCTTTCATATTTTAGGCAATCCGTTTTATTACGGCGAAATGCTTGTTAAAGGCAAGTTACATCGGCATATTTACACGCCGCTTATTTCAAAAGCATTGTGGGACAAAGTGCAGGAACAGAAGGCAGCGCAAGGCTCAAAGCCTTTCAAATACGGCGAACTGCCGTTTTTATACCGCGGTATTTTTACGGATTATTACAGGAAAATTATTTGCCCGTGTGAGATTAAGAAACAAAAGTTCTTTTATGTCGTGTGCTATAAAGAGAACGGCACGCGCTTATATATTCCGGAAAGGGAAATTGACAATCAAATAATATCAATCTTAAACCGGATCGCGATTCCCGAAGAAATGTTGCAGCACTTCCGGCAGCATATCAAAGACGCCAAACAATCCGAGGTTGATTTTAGAAACGAAGAATTGTCGCGCCTAAAAGCCGAAATAACCAAAATAGAAGCACGGCTTGAAAAACTGTTTAATATGCGTCTGGACGACGAAATAGACAAGCAGACATACGAAGACAAGCGCGACGATATGTTGCTTAAAAAAGGCCGGTTAGAAAGCGAAATAAAGGCACATGGCGAAGCCGACGACGGTTTCAATGAAGTTGTCCTTGATCTGTTTGAACTTGTCAGCTACATCGGCACAGCATACGCCCAAGGAAAATCAATCGAAAACAAACAGCTTCTTTTACATTTTATCTTCAAAAAGCTTGTCTTGAAGGAAGGAAACATCGGTTACGAATTAAACGCACCGTTCTGTTATATGGAAAGTTCGGTGTCCGGCGACCGTTCAACCGGCGGCGAAAATGGCGGATCTTGCGAACCCGAGGGAACACAAGGCTTTGCGGGCAATTTTGGCGCAAATTTTGACACTTCAAAAAACACCCTCTGCGAACCGCAAAATATCCTTAAAAAACAAGAGGTTAGACTCAAAAATCTAACCTCTGTTCAGTGTGGCTGGGGTGGCAGGATTCGAACCTACGAATGTCGATACCAAAAACCGATGCCTTACCACTTGGCGACACCCCAATATATTTTTTAACAGAGTAATATTTATGCTAAAAAATATCGTT